GAAGGCCGGCCCGAATACGCCCACGAGATAGGCCGCCGAGCCCGCCGCCCCGCCCGCGGGGATCGCTTCGGGCGGCAGGCTGAGCCAGGCGGTGATCACGGCCATGGAGAGGCTGCCCATCCCGGCCGCGATCAGCCCGCCGAGCAGGATGTGCCGCAGCGCGTCGCGTAGGTGCATCTTCGTGGTCAGCGCGTTCGTGGCGCCGCCGAGCGCGCCCCATGCAGCGAGGATCACGGCGGTCGAGGCCGCGAGCTCGCGCAGCACGGCCGCGACGAAACTGCCGGTGTCGTTCATCGCCGGATCTCCAGAAGCGGGATGGAGGTGATCGAGCCGAGCCGCTCAAGGTCGAGCGTCACGTCGAGCGCGTCTGTGTCAAAGCGGACCGGCACGTCGAATTCGAACCCCGCGGTGATTGCAGCGCCGGAGCCCGGTGCGGCGCTGAAGGTGACGATGCCGGTGGCGGTGTCGACCGACCAGCCGGAGAGCTGCTCGATCCCGCCGAGCGAAATGCGCACCGTGCCCGCCACCGGCTTGGCGATTGCACGCGACCAGGATTGCGCACCGGAGGCGTAGCGCTTCACCAGCTGGAAAGCGGTGGTCGTGCCATCCCCGGTGCCGATGGCCTGATCGGTCGGCGATGGCGTGCCCGAGGGCAGGCAGGACTTGTGGTCGCCCCAATCCTTGAACCGGAAGCCATGCAGCCGACCGTTCCGTGCCTCGAAGAAGGCGACGACCGCTGCCAGATCGTCGGCACGGCGGATGCCATAGGCGACATCGTAGCGGCGGCGCGAATTGGCCCAGCTGGCGTTGCGCTCCTCGTCGCCCGAGGCGAGTTCGACGATCTGCGTGCGCCGCTCGGGCCCGCCCCGCGCGCCCCGGCTGATATTGTCGGGAAACCGGACCTCATGGAACGCCATCACATGCCCCTCCGCCCGAGCGACACGGCGCGGGCGATGTCGGCCGCGACCTGCGTGCGGGACTGCCTGAAGCTCTCGGCGTCGCGGGCAATGATGGTGACGTTGACGCCGCCACCCGTGCCGTAGCTCTGCGCCTCGCGCCGGGAGAGCACCCGCTCGCCGCGCTGCAGGATCGCGGGCACCTCGTCATGGCGTAGCCCCGCCATGCCGCCGCCATGCATTCGCGGGGCGGCGGCGAAGGCCATCGCCGGCACCATGCGCGAGGGTCCGGCCGATCCGACCATCCCGCCCGCATGCAGGACGTTGGCGAAGATGCCGCCCGCCCCGGAGAACACGCCAGATAGCGCGTTGGCGATCGGCCCGAGGATGAACCGCCGCGCCGCGAGCTGAGCGAGATCGGCCAGCAGCGAGGTGACGAGATCGCGGAAGTTGAGCTTGCCGGTCTTCACGAACTGGCCGACCGCGTTCTCAGCCGACTGGAAGGCGCCGACGAGGCTCTGGCCGATATCGCCACCGATGTCGCGGGCTTTGGTTGCGTAGTCCGACAGCGCCGCCGTGACCGCCTGCCAACCGGTGACGGCAGCCTCGGACGCGGGCTCCGCCGCAGCGGCGGCAGCTCCGGCCGCCGCGCCTGCATCCGTCGCGGCGCGCCCGGCATCGCCGAGCGCCGTCTCCAGCCGCTCGGCAGCACCAGTGGCCTCTGTCAGCGCATCCGCGCTCGCCTCGTCGGTGCCGCGCACCGCGTCGCGCAGGGCCTGCCAGCTTTCGAGCGGCGCGCGGGCGCCCTCGGCCAAGTCGCGCGCCGCGCCACGGTAGAGGTTCGCGGACTCGAGCGCGCGGGTATTTGCGTCCGTCAGTCCGAGATCCGGGGCGATCAGCGGGTTGTCCTCGAAGGCCAGGTCAAACGCCGCCTGCGCCGCTGTCGTGGCAGCGCTGGCTGCGCCCTCGAAGCGGTTCTCGATCTCGCCGAGGTCGAGGTCGGGCACCAGCGAGATGCGGCGCTCGGACCCAAGTGCTTCGAGCCCCTGGTTGATGCCGCCGATGAAGCCGTTGATGCGCGAGACCACGCCGTTCAGCATCGCCTCGACGCCGTCGACCAGGCTGTTGGCCGCCTGGAACGCCAGATCGCCGATGGCGGCGGGCAGCAGGCCCCAGATCGCCTTGATCGCCTCGTAGGCGCCCTCAAACGTGTTCGCGGCGGTGTTGCCGAAGCCCACCACGCTCTCGATGGCGCTCTGCATTCCGGATGCGGCGTCGGCCTTCAGGTCGAAGAACATCGCCGTGGCCGCAGCGCCCGCACCGGAGACGAGGCGGGTGAACTGGTAGACAAGCTCGCCCGCGCCGACGATCAGCGCGCCGATGCCGGTCCGGATCAGCGCGCCGCGCAGGACGACCAGCGCTGTGGCGAGACCACGGACCGAGAGCGCCGCAGCGGCCATGCCCGCGACCCAGCGACCGGCAAGGAAGGCTGCGAAAGTGGCGGCATAGGTGGTCAGGCGACCGATGTTGTCGAAGAGACCGCGGATCGCGATGCCGAGCGGGCCAGTGCGGCTGGCCACCGCCGCCATGGCGTTGGCGACGGCTTCCAGTGCCGGGGCTGCGGCGACGGCCAGCTGGTTGGAGAGCCCCCGCCAGATCAGCCCGAGCCGGGAGATCGCATCGTTCGTCCGCGCGATCTGGTCGGCATCCTGCTCGGAGACCACGACCCCAAAGGCAAGCACGTCCTCCGTCGCCTGGCGCAGCGTCGCGGTGTCGATCCGCGACATGGCGATGGAGCCTTCCTCGCCGAAGAGCTGGCCCGCAACGGCGGCGCGTTCTGCGGCGGGCACGAAGCTCTCGATGGCGGCGTTGATCGCACCGACGCGTTGGTCCAGCGGCAGCGCAATCAGGTCGGTGGCGGAAAGCCCAAGCCGATCCAGCGCATCGGCCGCGCGGCCGGTCCCGGCGGCGGCCTGGCTGAGGCGGCGCGTCAAATCCTTGGTCGCCTGTTCGATGCCGGACATCGAGACGCCCGCTAGTTCGCCCGCGCGCTCCAGCGTCTGTATCGAGGCGACTGTGGTGCCGAGGGACTGGGCGAGCTTCGCCTGCGCGTCGACCGTCTGGAGGCCGGAGCGGATCATCGCCACGCCAGCGGCCGTGGCGGCAGCGACCGCAGCTGCAGCCGCAACGCGCACTCGGCGCGCGAAACCGGCGAGCCGGGTATTCGCCGCCTCCATTTCGCGGCTGAGACGGCCGAAGCCGCGGGCGCCGGCCTCGCCGACACCTTCCAGCTCGGCGCGCACCTGCCGCCCGCCGACCGCGGCGAGGCGGACGGACACACGCTTTTCAGCCATGGGAGTGATCCATCTGTTCGTTGAGTTTGGTGACCATCACCGCCTCGATGACGGGCAGCAGTTCGGCCATGGCGAGTGGTGAGACCCCGAGCGCATCCCCGAGCGCCAGCGCCGCCGACATGTCCCAGCCGATCACGGCACCGGGCAGCACGCGCAGCTGGCCGCCGAGGCGGCCGACGAGGTCCCAGACCTGCCAGCCTTCATTCGTGAGCGGCCGGTTTAGGCGCGTCGGGCAGTCTTCGCACGCTTGCGCGCAGGCTTCGCAGTATTGCTCGCCCCCGCCGAAGGACCATTCGGCGAGAGCGCGGAGGCGTTTTTTTCCTGTTCCAGCAGCAGGCTCTTCGAGACATAGGTCAGCTGGAACGCCTCGAAGATCGGCCAGACGTCGAGCAGCGCGTCGATGGCCTCGGGGCTCGGATCGATGGAGTTGCCGTCGGCGTCGCCGATGCCTTCCCAGGCGAGCACGGCACGCCGCGCGAGCGCCTTGGCGAAGGCGACGGCGCGCTCCTCGTCGGAAGCGTCCTCGGGCACCGCCTCCACTACGGGGTCGCTGCGCGTCGCCACCATCAGCGCGGTGGTCAGCGGGCGCAGTTGCACCCGGACGCCAGGGGTGAGGTTGTGCCAGCGCGGCGCGTTGGTCAGGTCGAGCGTGAGCATTCTCAGTATACCTCGATGTCGTTGATCAGGGTGGCGGTGCACATCCGGCCGACGATGCTGTCGCGGGCGGCCTGCCAGTCGAAGGTCGCCTGCACGCCCTGCGGCCCGGAGATCTCGATGCGCGGGCGCGGCAGGTAGACGGCGTGCACGGTGAAGGTGAAGCTCTCGCCGGACGGCAGGACGTAGGCGAACTCCATCTCGCAGGCCTCGCCGTTGATGGCTTGCGTCACCAGCGTCTGGTCGGCGAAGCGCACCTCGATCCGGCCGGTTAGCGCGGCGATGGACGGGTCGGCCCCGTCGATGCGCCCGTCCGCGCGGATGGTCTCGATCCGGTCGAGGTTGCTGGCATAGGTGATCTCGGCCGAGACCACGTTGCCGAGTGCAGTCCCATTCCGCGTGATCGCCCCGTTGAAATGCCCGAAGCGCTTCAGCTCGAGCGCGGCGGGCGTTCCGGCGCTGGTGGTCGTGCCCACACTCTCACCCTGCGCCACCAGCCGCGCGGTCGCGGTCAGCAAGCCAGACCGCTGCATCTGCCAGTTGATCTGGTCTAGCACGCAGCCGGAATACATCGCATAGCGCGGCACCTCGGGCATGCCGGTTTCGATCGACATGCTGGGCAGCGTCCATGACCCGGACTGGAACTCGTGGCTGTACGGGGCCTCCGCACCCGTGGTCGTGGGCGCGCCGAACGCCGCCTTCAGCCAGAAGCCGAGGGCCTCGGCGTCGAGCGGCACGACGACATCGCCATCGGCCGTCACCGCGTCCTTGATCGGCGTCAGCGGATCGCGGCCGTAGCCCAGCAGCTCCGAGTTCAGCAGCGGTTGCTCAGCGCCGAGCGAGGTGCTGGCGAAGGGCATGCGGGTGAAGCCGCTCACGGGCGGCGTTCCATAGGTCGTCTCGAACGCAAGCGCCATCAGCGCCCGCGCCCCCTGGGCTCGTGCCATGGTGTTCTCCTCGAATTGTCGGGATCAGCCGAGCGGATCGGCTGTGGAATAGTGCAGCACAACCGGGATGACGGCGGCCTTCAGGCTGGCCGCGCCCTCGACCGGCAGATCGACCGGGCGCGGCGCTTCCGCCTCGACCCAGTCGCAGAGCCCGCCCAGCGTGAGGTCGGCGGCGAGTGCCGAGCCGATGCTGGTGGTCAGCGCGTCGAAGGCGACATCACGGCCAGCGCCCTGCACGACCGCCTCGATCTCGGCGCGGTGCTGGTAGTGGTAGGAAAGCGGGGACAGCGTTACCTCCGATTCGCCCGGCTCCCCGTCGCGTAGGATCAGCAGCCCCTCGGTCGGGACACGCTCGGGTAGCACTTCGCCGCGCAGGGTGGTGGCGGGCAGTGCCGAGAGCCGCGCGTGCAGCGCGGCGAGGATGGTTTCGCGGGGGGCGGGCATGGAGTTCAATGAGTTTGATTGACAAGCCCGGGATGTATGCTTGTCCGGTCGGGACGACTGAGGCAGAGTATTATCAACGGATTAACCCTCTTATCCGAGGAGACGTCATTCGATGCCTCTTACATTGGAAGTAATGCTTCAAGTCCTGCCTCCTGGTCTACCGCCTTGGGAGCCAAGAACTGAGTCAGAAGGCAGAAAGGCGGAACTCCTTAGGGCACGCGATGGCGGCGACGGACCCTATAGTAGGGGCTATTTTTGGCAGAAGCACCTTACCGAGCAGCTGCGCGAAGCCAGAAGTTGGATGTCGGATTCACTTACGGCGTTGGCTTACCCAGATCCGCTCTTGCAGCAGGCCGTCGGCTACATCGAGTTTGATGCTTCATTCCATAATGATGAGGCAGTTGTCAGGGCGTCTCGCGGGACTGGCTACTTCTTTGGAGCAGTTCTCTTCGATCATAAAGGCGGTGGCGATGGCATAGGACCGCCGAGTCGTGACATTGGACAAATCGATGATGCATCACGCGGTATTCCAGCCGCGCGACTTGTTGCCGCGGATATTGCCCATGCTCCTCATCCCGCAGGCGCAACGGCAACTTGCTGGGCCGCGAAAAAGGGCGATGGCGGGTTCATCCGCTACATTGTTACTGCAAAGCATACCGTGACGGGTCTCGGCCGCGGGCAAAGAGTGGCGATGGCTGGTGGTGGATTCGGTACTCTTGACGACTTCTGCGACAGCTCGGTTGATGCTGCGTTGGTGGAGCCTGCTAGCGGGTCGACCAACGCAGTAGCGTTGCCTATGGACGCTGATCCTGCTGTCGGGCTGAGCGTCAGTTTCACTGGGTCCCTCAGCCCGCAGCGTTCGGGGAGGATCACAAAAATTTGGATTCATCCGACGGATTCCGATCCCTACGATCCCCAGAGAGTACTATTCGACGTAACCGGCGTAGCAGGCGACAGCGGGGAGCTCGTTCGACTAGATTCCACCGGAGAAGCGGTCGGCATCTACACCGGGATCAAGACTGGGCGCTCCACTCAGATGGGAATGTCCCAAGCAATGTGGCAAGCCACTGACTTATTAGACATCGAACTTTATGAGTGAGGATGCGACATGAGCGAACCGACATTCTACGTTATTGAAGCGGCACCAGCTCAGGATGAAACCAGCGATGTGGCGAGCATACCTGGGCGAGGTACGGAACTGCAAAGCCTTAGGCACTGGTTTGCACCGAAGGCTAAGGAGGTTTCCACCGAAAGACTTCTCGAAAGCTTCGAGAAAACCCAACTGGCAATCGATGCCATGCTCGCCAAGTTGGAAGCCGGAGATCAGCGTGGTTTCCGCCTCGACGAATTCGAAGTCAGTCTGGCAGTTTCGGGCGAGGGAACGATAGGAATTGTAACCGCCTCAGCGGAGGCTGGCGTTGTCTTGAAGTTCAAGCGAGCCGAGGCATCAGCGTAGACAACCAGTTGACCTCCAACGCAATCAAACCTGAGCTTCATCGGCGCACCCCCTCCACCCAGTTCGCGACGATCAAACCCGGCACGCCATCGAGCGCCCGCTCGGCGTCGCGATCGAGGTCCAGCCGCTTTGGCAGTTTGACCGTAACCGGTGTGCCGATCACACGTTGACGGGATAATTCCACGGAAGGAGATCAGCGATCTGGCTCTGTGGATGACCGTCGACGATTGCTTTCAGCGTTTTGGCCAGCCAGGCGTGGGGATCGACGGCGTTGAGCTTGC